GGTAGATCTCCCTAGCAAAAGCAGGAATGATGCCATTTGCTCGTTATTTCTGCATTTTCATAAATGTTGGTTTAGGAGAAGCGGCGAAAAGGGATGTGGGCACGACAGTCGGAACCGTTGCCGCTGGTGATGATTTACGCATAACAGGAGCACTTCAAAAGGCAAATAATCTTTATGAGTTAACAAATAAATCTGATGCAAGAGCTAATCTTGGGTTAGGAACCGTTGCAACAAAAAACGTGGGAAATAGTGCTGGGCAAATACCTGATATGTCTTACTGGTCTTCACCGGCAGGCGGAATTAATTTCCCGAATGGGTTCCAGATGCGATTCGGGACTATCGCTGGTACTGGTGGAAAATTATTTTCTACGCCATTTACAAATCAGTGCTATGGCATTGTTTTCGGACAAACATATGGAGCCAACTACTGGATGTTCAGCCCGATGTACAGAGCATCTGATCTGAGTAATACCAGTTTTGCATTCATTAACAAAGCCTGGTCTGGCGTTCCGGGGGTAGGTTCTCAGGACGCTGGTGAATCAGTTTTTTATATTGCAGTAGGGTATTAATATGGAAATGGTTTATAGCGCCTCAAATAATAGTTTTTTCGCTAAAAATGATGTGGCGAAATATGAACAGGCCGGATGGGAACTTGCTGATATTGTCGAAGTGACATATGACACTTACCTGGAATTTATTGAAGACAGAACGTTGCAAGGGAAAGTACGCATCGCGGGTGATGATGGCCTTCCCACCTGGGGGGAAATTCCACCGCCAACTCATGAGGAACAAATTGCCGCAGCCGAACTGGAAAAGCAGCAATTGATTAATCAGGTCAACGAATACATATACAGTAAGCAATGGCCTGGTAAAGCAGCGATTGGTCGCCTGAAAGGTGAGGAACTGGCGCAATATAATTTGTGGCTGGATTATCTGGACGTACTGGAGCTGGTCGATACTTCCGGTGCGCCAGATATTGAATGGCCTACGCCTCCGGCAGTTCAGGCCAGATGACATCCGGCGCGGTGCTCGTATCTGTTGCCGTCACCGCGTCAATGTAATCAAGCACGGCGTTAAGCCGGGTGGTTTCTGCCTGCGTCAGCTTCCGCCCGGCCTGTAATTTCAGCTGAATCAGGCTGATGGAAGCCATTGCAGCATCAATCAGTGACTGGCGCTGTGCTTCTGCCGCTTCTACTGCGGCACCGTGTTGTGCCTCAGTATCTGTCACCCATTTCTCACCATCCCATTTATCATATGGCGTTAACGGTGAAAGCGTGACATAACCGTTTTTGATGGCACCGATATAATCCACTGTAACAGCTGCGCCATTTTCGATTGAGTAAACAGTCTCATTGCGATGGTCTTCTTCATGGCTCCATCCCTTACCCGTAAATACTGCCACTTTTCCCGGAATGTTTTCGCCAGGGTCAATACCAGTGGAACAGGCGGGCATACTTACGCCAGTATTAATATATTCATCAGACCAGCCCGTATATTCATACGTTACTGCATCATAATAAAAACAACGCATATCACCCGGCACTGTAGCCAGTCCATTTTCATCAAAAACAGGTTTCATTATTTAGCCCTTACTAAAAAGTTGAATGCGATGTTACGGGGACGCGTTTCAGTACCGCCTGGGTTTTGAAAAGCGGGCAAAGCACTTCCAGCCGGCTGACTAACGCCGCTGGTATATAATGGAGAAGCATTCGAAACGGTGCCAAACACTACATTACTGCCACTTCCATTTAGCCCTAAAATTTTATGCTCGTGCGTTTTGAAATCGTCTGATTGTGCGGAAAGTAATGCACGGCCACTGTCAACGCCACGGCCATCATCCCAGATACGAATAAATTCACCGCGTGCTTCAGGCAGTGTTAATGCAGGAAACACCAGAGCGAGTTTTGGATAATTCGACGCTGAGAATGTGGCTCCGTTGAACTTCAGAAACACCATACTGGACCAGCTGTCGATTACAGTATTTGGCATTGCAGCGGACGGCCAGAAGAACGGAACGCCAATAGCTGGAGCACCTTCTCCCAAACCAAGGTTTTCGAGAGCCGTTTGCACTGTGCCATCCGATTTGATATCGCCAAACGGATTCTTGCGGCTTAACAGCAGCGCACGAAGTGCGGTAAGCAGCTGGTCATGCCGCCCTTTCTCCAGGCTGGCACCGGAGGCCTCCACCACGCTACAAAGTTCTTCCTGCAACATGTCAAAGTAGTCATCATCCAGATCGGTGGCAGGTGTGCCGGTTTGGGGGTTACCACGGGTAAAACCGTTCTTACCCGCGCCGAACTTATCCTTCTGCGCGGTTTTCGTGTCTATACGATGCATGGATTACTCCAGATATTTAAAAATTACGTAGGTATGCGAAGGGCAGAGTTTGTTAAGCACGCACTCGACAACGGTGTCGCCCCAGATACGCAGTGCGGAATCACAGGGATCGCCACATGTCATCCAGGTGGTGTTGGTGGCGGCTGGCATGTTGACCTGCCAGTAATACCGCCATTCCGGCGCATTCACTGCGTCAGTACAGGCCGATGAGCAGGTGAACGTGCTTTTATCGTATCGCGTGATAGTGGCGTCTGGTCTGCCCAGGGCAGCAAGCTGTGCAAGGTAAAAATCCTCATTGATGCCGCCCGCCAGATTAACCTTCGCATCCAGCCGTTGCTGACGCTGGCGAAGGGTTTGTGTCCCTGCGGGAATACATTCATCCGGCAGACCGCACAGACGCTCCCAGCGGTTTATCAGTTCAGTGGTGGTGCGCGGATCCAGCTCCCGCATCAGGGCATCCGCACGCTGATGAACGCGGGTTAATGACGGTGCCGCACCGGCAATCGCCGGATCGCTGACTGACCACGCCGGACCGGGCGGCAACAGTGCCGACAACAGACGGATATAATCATCGTTTGTCACGTCCATGAAATCGTCCCCAGAACTGCCAGCTCATTTTTTGCAATGGAGATATTGTCCGCCGGGGCAAGCAACTGATGGCTGTATTCCCCGTTCGCACCGGAAATCGCTTCACTGATACGTGACACCTTCAGTTCTCCCTGCGGATAACCATCACGCAGCAGGAACGAACGCAACTCGGCGGTGATGGCAGCCCGTATTTCCGGTGTGTCCGGCGTCACGCGGATATGAAAATCCACCGTATGCGCCACCGGCCTGAACACATACAAATCAGAACCTGCCACCGGGGCCAGTGGCTCGATGTGTTGTCGTACTGCCGTTTCCGTTGACTCTTCCGGAATGGGATTAATCAGGTCACTGCCGGCAATCATCACACCGACAGTTCCCGTTCCCATCCAGTGGCGGTATGTCCATGCGCGGGTAATGCCGGGCACTTCTTTAGCCCAGACGACATAGTCCCCGTCAGCCCCGCCCTGCGGCGTCCAGTAATACCGCTCAATGACGCGGGCGCGCCACGTTTCCAGCTCTTCAGTATCAAATCCGCCTGTCAGAGTGTCAGCCACACCGGAAGACGGCAGACCATTCACCGGCGTGACCAGGATTAATGCCGTACCGTCGTCAGCGTTACCGACCGCGCCTGCACTTGAGCAGGCGATCGGCACGCGCAGGACACCACCGGAGCTGGTTGCATCGGCAGTTGCCGTGTACTGAACCAGGTCATCGCGCTGAATAACACTCCCGGCAGTCACTTTCAGGCCATCGCTGACACCTTCCCAGCGCATATACCCGCTGGCAGCCGTGGCCCCCTTGCGCGGACACCGTTTCATCGCAGCATGTCGCGCCAGCCAGGACTCATCGCACAGGTCAGGAAGCATGTTCATTGCCAGATAATCGATGTAACCGTAAACCGTATGCAGCGCCGCCGCATACACCTTTGCCCGCACGTCTTCATCCATGCGCCGGAGCGTGTCGCTGACGTCCAGCCTGGCGAATAAATCGTTACGGAGCATACTGATATTTTCTGCCAGCGTCGGGCGCTGAAATTCACTGTCCGCCATGCGTTATCGCACTCCACAGATCATCAAAAGAAATCATTACCGGTCCGTCACGACGCCAGAGAGTGATACTGTTACCCAGTTCATTAATCCCGGTGCGGCGGATATCCAGATCAATACGGGACACCACGCCGTCATCAATCATCCATTGCAGGCATTCGCGGATATACCCCCTTACCGTCAGCACCAGCTGATTGGTCAGTTTGCTGCGCTGAAGCAGCCACAGCCGGGAGCCGTAACGGTCATTCTGTACCGCAGGCCAGGTATCCCCCCACCATCCCATCGGGACGTCGGCGTTGTCATCAGGCTCCGCCCGCCGCCAGGTAAACAGGGAAATCACCACGGCGCGGGTCAGCGGATCCAGCGGTGCGCTGGCGCAGGTGCGTTTACCGTTCACCGTCAGCCACAGTTCCATCATGCCTCCATCGCTTTATCAGGTTTGTCGGTGTTACTGCCCTGACCGTTCTCTCTGTGACGATGCCCGTTATAGGCAAGCCGCATCGCTGACATGGTGGTGCCGCTGGAGTCGCACAGGTCTTTCACCTGTCCTGTCACTTCCAGGTCCATTTCAAAACGTGCTTTAGGTGAATTGCGAAACGTAATCGTTTTACCTGCACCGTCCACCACGATCCCCTCCCGGGTCAGCGTCACGGACTGCCCCTGATCGTCATAGACAGCCACCTCACCCGTCTGCAGCCCTTTCAGGCGGTAGCGCCGGTCCGACACCGTAACAACCACCGCATGAGAACGGTCGCCATCCGGAAACAACACCACCGCTTCCGCACCGCTGTTTGCCCTTGCGGTAAAACCGTAGGGTTCAAGATGTTCAACCCCGGCTTTGGGTTCACCGGCAATCAGGGACACATCCACGGTCTGACATTTCGTGGCGGCACTGATGCTTTTCACCACGGCCCGCCCAATCAGGCCGAGGAGTTGTCGCTGCATGGCTTCAATCGTCCTCATCAGAACGGGTCCTCCTGTACTCTGGCTTTTTTCTTTTTCCGCGCGCCGGGGGCTTCGGGTTCAGGCAGATAAGCATCAGGTGGGCCGACACGGATTTCCGTCAGGGTGCCGTTCTGGTCCTGAGTAAACGTGACTTCCGAGACAAGCAGTTCGGTATTGTCGAAACCACAGACCGGATCGAAGACAATCACCCGCTGGTTGGGCTGCCACAGCGTACCGTTACCCTGTCGCCAGCCCTGCACCACATAGGTGGTTTCATCCGTCCGCGCCGCCCGTTGTCGGGCTTCAAAGTCAGCACGCGCAATACAGCCTGCCCCCGTAGCCTGCCCTGTCTGCCTGATATACATCGGACGGTAACGGGCAATAAATGCGTCCTCTGTGCGGGCCCGCAGCGCAGTTGTGGTGGCCTCACCGAAATCATCGTCGTTTCCGGCACGCTGCCCCGCCACCTGGTAAACAGAAAACCGCTCCCGGATACTCTTCTCCGTATCGCAGGAAAGGATGTTTTCCCCGAGTACCAGCGCGGTATGTGCCCGCGTTGAGCCAATACCGCCAATCACCAGCCTGCCGTGCGGGTCGTCATAAGCCAGCGCCTGCTGCTGACCGAGTATTTTGTTAATCACCTCGATCACCGTTTCACCGTGATCAGGCTGGACATCAGGAATAACACCCGACGGCGCACCGCTGTTCACCACCTCAATGCCGAAGGGCGCAGCAAGCGCCTGCGCAATCTGTACCAGTGATCGTCCGTTAAACTGTGTCGGTTCGGCTGCACAATCAATCAGGTCAGCGGTCAGACTGCGTCCGGCAATACCGGTGCTGACCGAACGGGCATCGTAACGAACGGGCGTCGCCTCCACCCAGCCGGTGATCACCAGCTCATCACCAATCAGCACCTCCACTTTTGAACCGTTTTTAATGCGCGGCTGAAGCGTGGTGATACCCTCATCACCCGGCCACTGGCGGGTGATCTCCACACTGAAATCCCGCGCCAGTCGTTCAACACCGGCACCGATGCGCACCGATGTCCAGCCATTCCACTCCCGGCCATTTACCCGTAGCGTGACATTGTCGTTCATTGCACTGGCACCTTCAGAGGGATCACCGGCACAAAGCCGGGATGCGTAATGGCATTACGCCGGATAATGTCCGCATCACGCGCCGCGTTATCAAACCAGGTCGCCGCCAGCACCAGCGCGGGTAAAACCTCATCCGGTGTGCGCTGAATGATCCGTGCAGACTGTTCAAGGCGCGTGTTGATATCCGCATTCAGATCTGCTTTCACCCGGCGCAGTGCCAGAAACAGCGCATCACTGGTTGTACGGGACAACTCCTTATCAATTGCCGTATTCAGTGTGTCGCGAATGTCAGTCAGTTCTTCCCACGTTGGCAGGTCAACCGTGTTTTTCACCGCCGGTGCATTGTTCAGTGCCGGATGCGTGACGGAAGGCCAGCCAGTGCTCTGCGCAGGTGTTGTTGCCTGCCCCACTGCGGCATTCTGCATCACCGCGGAAGTTGTTGGCGCAGGCAATCGGGTGACGGCATACGCCGCTTCGCTGATTGCGGTCGTACGAAGGGTGCTGGCAACCTCGTTACGCTGATGCGTCGCCGTGGCGGTGGTTTTACTGTCCGTTTTCCAGACGCCGCGCGGTTGCAGATCGCTGCCGAGGCTGACACCGGAAAGCGTTTTGATCATGGTGACCAGGTCGCTGGCGTTACCATAAAGGCGTTTCCCGGTACGCCACATTTTCTGCACCTGCTCAACGAAATTTTTGCCTGACGATGGTGGCGGCAGAAGTACCGAGATATCCCCCTGCAACAGCCTGGCAGCATCCGATACGGCAGAATCCACCACTTTCATCGCATCAGAAACATACCCAAGCATTGTGCCGGCATTACCGACGACGTCGTTCTGCACAAAATCCGCCACGCCATCGATACTGAAACCGCTGAAGCTGTCACTGATGCAGTCATCCAGTGCAGAACAGGATGACATCAGCGTCTGCGCCGTCGCCGCACCTGATGTGGGGTAAGAGAGTTCTCCCGCTTCGACAAACTTCAGGTCAAAGCGGACAATACGCCCTTCACTCTTCGATGTGCTGACCCGAACCTCTCCGTCAACACAGACTTTCAGCTCACCGTAAGTCGGATGGACAAGCGTGCCGGGACCGGGTTTATTCAGCGCGTCAATCAGGCGATCGCGCTGGTCAAAGCAGTCATCTCCCACCACATAAGCCGTGATGGACGGGCGGAAAGTGATTTTCCCCAGGTCTTCGGTATAGGGTTTGTCGCGGTTCGGGTATTCGTGCGTTTCCACACGACGACCGGTTCCCGCACTTTCTTCTTCAACCTTAAACGGCACACCGCGAAATGACGCGTCCTGAAGTCTGTCTTTCCACGTCATATAAACTCCGTACATAAAAAATCCCACCGGAGTGGGACTCATTAACAGATTAATTTTTCATTACCTGCCAAAGCGCGTATAGCCAACATCATGGCTGACATCAAAACCGCTGGATCGCGTTTCCATAACCCGCATACCCGGAGGCGAATTCACAAAAGAGACCTTGATCTCACCATCAACTTTTGGCGCAGAAGCTTTGTTAATCATGAAGGGATTCGGGCCTGTGGCATCGGAGGCGTTGTTTGACTGAGCCGGATCCACCGCCGGATAAGGTGTGTATCCCCGCGCCGGTATTCCCGTCCCATAAGCATCATAAGCACCCGCGCCCCACTGCGCCGAGTTAATGGCATCGACCGTGTCACCGGAACTGTCGGTAAACCACTCAATAATTGGCTTCAGCTTGTCCCACATATCCTGAAACCACTTAACAACCGGCCCCCAGTTATTGATCACCATCCCCAGCGGCGACCAGGCAAAAACTTTCTTAAGGAGTTCCCAGCCAGCCTCAAAATAAGGACCAATGGTTTCCCAGAGCTTCTTGAAATAAGGTCCGACAACATCCCAGTTAGTGATAATTAATCCCGCAGCCAGGGCTATCGCCGTCGCAATCATGCCAATCGGCGTCATCGACATGATCCTGCTGACAATACTGATGGCACTGCCCACGCCCATCAATCCCAGTTTCAGAATCGCAAGACCGGCAGCAAGCCCGACGACGCCGCGAATAACCCGGGGATTTTCATCCGCAAACTTCGTGAATTTTTCCCCCAACTCCCCCAGCCATTGCGTGATATTTTTGGCGTCACCAGAAAATGCGCCGCCAATAGCCGCAAGGCCGTTAGTTGCGGTCCCCGTCATTGCCTCCCACAAGTTGGACAGCGTACCAAGCTGGGCCTGAACACGTTTATTCAGGCTGGCCTGTTTATTCATCTTCTGCTGGATCTGATCGTAGCCATCCTTTCCTTTATCGATCAGAGCATTGACCACCTGAAGGGTTTCGGCATCATCACCAAATATTGCCTTAAGTACACCTGTTCGCTTAACGTCGGTCAGTTTTCGCAGCTTTGCCAGTTGCTTAAACATGTTATCAAGACCGCCAAAACTCCCTTTGCTGTCAGTAAAATCGAGCTGCACTCCGAGTTTCTGGCGGGCCATAACTTTATTAACGTCCCTGATTTTCTTAACGCTTAATCCGGACTGGATAACTTTTCGCAGGGCATTACCTGCCGACTCCCCGTTCATCCCCATCTGATCCATCATGACGCTGATAGGGGCAAGGCTCTGTGCAGCCTGAAGACCGTCCTTGTTCACCATCTTCAGAACAGAACTGGTTTTAGTGAAGAAGGACAACATGTTGGTATCGTCAACGCCCAGATAAAACGCCTTCTGGATAGTGTCGAACAGCCCCATCATGTCTTCTGACGCCGTTCCGGTAGCATCCTGCATCTTTGCAGCAAACTCAGCAGCCGCTTCCGGTGTTTTTTTCAGTTGTACCGCAAGATAAGCTGTCGCTTTACCCACACCGCCCAGAATGTTTTCTGCCGGGATCCCCTGACGCACCAGCATCTGCATCATGTTCTGGAAATCAGCCGTTGTACCGGGTAGCTGGTTACCCAGGCCAATAGCCAGTTTATTGATGTCCTGAAAGCTCTTTCCAACCTCGCCGTTCGCATCCATCATGGCGACTTTCAGCCCGGTGGCGGCGTTTTCCTGATCGGCATAAGATTTCAGGGAAAGCGTCAGACCCGCAGCTAGTCCGCCACCAAGCGCCAGCCCACCCTGTGACGCTTCTTCCGCCTGGCGTTTAAATCCCCGGATTTTCTTTTGCATTTTCGACAGCGCGGGAGAAAGCCTGTCGACACCGGTGATCAACGCCTTAAGCTCAAATTCAGCCATGTGTGCGTTTCTCCTGCTCTATCCTGTTTGCCTGACTGACCAGCAAGGGAATTTCACTGATCGGCATATTCAGCAATTCGAAGGGATTAATGCGCCAGTAACTGGCGCAGTCAAAGAAGCGATCAGTGAGGTATTCAGCCGTCAGGCCTGGAGGAAAAAACCGGCCACAAGCCACGCCGCTGCATTCAGGTCTGCCGGAGACATCTGGTCGACAGAGCTTTGCGGCACTTTCGCCAGCCGCACAATGTATTTCGACACCACATGCGCCAGAAGTCTGACGGACTCATCCTGATTCATCTGGTAGGGATACCCCAGCTCGCGGACATCCTTCCCGGTGGGTTCATCAAACTCCAGTACGGAGAGTGTCTCGCCATGAGCAATAATCGGTTTCTTTAACTCAAGCTCTTTCATTACTGGTAATCCCCTTCTTCACCGTGGAACTCAAGATCGACCGTGCCTTCTTCGGCATTATGGTTCGCTTCACCGTGCAGCCAGGCGGACGACAATACATAGACCTGACCGTTCGCCAGCTCGGCAGTGATGGTCATCTCATCAGACGAGGTGATTTTGCTCACCGGAAAATTCTTCGGCACCTTGAAGGTCCCTTTGACATAAGGCGCACGGTGAGTTTCCTTGCGGTCCACTGAACCGTCCAGGCCGATGATGTCATCATTGACCGTCCTGTTCATGGGCACCTCAATGCCGCCGGTCAGCGATAGCTGCTGACCGTCAATTTTGAAATAACAGGTTCCCCCGATACGGGCCATTATGCAGACTCCTCTGAATACTGAAGACGGAACTGGTTAACCACGGCAAAGACACGCAACTGGTTAACATAGTCAGGCGGGAACAGCGTGTTCAGGCGGTTCGGATCGCTGGCATCACGCTCCACAACCAGGTACTGCTTGAACAGTTCGTAGTTTTCCACGATCCCCGCACGCTCGAGCTGACGGTAGGTTGCCAGCAGTTCCCCTTTGATCACTGCCGGGGTGACAATCGCCTGACCGGGACCAAAGCGGGTACCGTCACTGGCAAGCTTGTGACGCCCGTACTTACTGGTAATGACGGATTTCAGTTTGCGCAGTACATACGCACTGGTATGCAGCGTCTCGCTGTCGAGGTAGCTGTTATCCGCAACCCCGTAAGCGTTTTTCCTGTACGTGGTGACATCACGCTGAATGCGCAGTACCCCGCTTTCGACATACGCCGTTGCCACGCCATGAGACAGCAGGGTCTGTTGTTCGGTCATCGTGAACCGTTTCCCCTTCGGCGCAGGCAGCATACCCACCAGCTCACCGGTCTGCGTGGGACGTGCCGGATCGTTGCGGATAAACACTGCTGCGCGGGCGGTACGGCTTGCCGCCAGCTCGTCGGCAGGCGTCTGGGTCTCTTTTTCGTACCCCGCCAGGGTGATGTGCTGCTGGTTAAACTGGTCACCTGCGTTCACCAGTTCTGACAGTGTGCCGGTCTTTGCCGTATACACATGACCATACAGCTGACGCGCATAGCTCCAGCGACCGCTGGTATCGTTCATCTCGGTCACCAGCGTGTTAACGGAGGCCGTGTCGTTGAACGGCAGGCCGATATAATCAAACGGCTCATCCGCCATTGCAGCCACCGCGCCAGTGAGAACAGGAGAGCCCGTTCCGGCGGTCCCCGTCGCCACGGCAATCTGTACGCCCGCAGGCAGCACTTCGCCCCCACCAAAGCCGTAGTAATTGAGGCTGACAGGAATTTCATTCCCGCAAAGCCCCTTATGACGCGCGGTCAGTGTGACCACGCCTGCCGAAGATGAGGCCGTAAACGGCAGGGCCGGAACGGCATTGATGGCATCCTGGATACTGCTGGCAATCGTCGCGACGTTATCGCCATTGGTCACCGGTGCCTGCACGCGGGTACGTCCCACATAAACATTCACCGTGCCGGTTTCGGTTGCCGCCCCGGTCACCGTCAGCGTAACTGTTGCTGCCGCGCCCGTGGATTCAGGAACGGCAATCACATACAGCTCGCCAAACGGGTCGGTCTGGCGATAAGCCTCGACCATACGCGCCAGCTGACTTCCCGCACCACAAATCTGGCGTGCATAGTCTGCCGATGGCATCAGCACCAGACTGTTGGCAACAATCTCTGCACCGTTATTGGCATGACCAATCAGCAGCGATGCTCCGCTGTCCTGTGCAGTATTCGCCGCCTGGTTATCCATTTCCGCATAAAACAGCGGAACCAGCGTATTCGACGGAATGGTGTTAAAGCTTATCGTCATCGGTGTTCACCTTTTTATTCACGCGCCGGATATCACCCGCTGCTTCACGGCGCAGCCAGTAGTTGTTCTCATCAACATTTCGCCCTTCGGCGGGCAAAAGGTCGCCGCGGGCAGGGTCAGGAACTGACCGCCCTTTAACAGGTTTCACAAACATGAAGATTCTCAGGAAGGAAGGGTTATTTCGGTGTGATGTTCGATATCGCCGTCAGGCCCGTTACCGGGATCGAGATAATCAACATCAATCGCTAGCGTTCGCAGTTCATCCAGACTGTTCAGGTCATCCTGCTGGCGGGTATCGTCTTCGGTCAGCTCGCTGATGACCGAAAAATCGAACTGATAAATCAGCTCATGACGATTCAGATCCAGCAGCGTGCCGCCGTCATAGGTAATCGGGTTACCGCACGCCTCCGGGCTCCAGCCCAGCAGGGCCTTAAAGAGCATCTGCCGGACATCGTCCACCACATCATACGAGGCAAACTGACCGCGCTCATCACGCCCGTTACTCAGTATGACAACCACGGAGAAACCCTCTTTCAGCTCCTGCCAGTAGTCGGTCTGGCTTTTGTTTTCTCCCGGAGAATCATCACCCGGTACCACATATGCCGCCGGGAGTTTCAGCTTTCCGACCTCCGGCAAATTTTTGAACTGTGCGGCGCCTGCCACCCGGTTTTCAAAATATGGGCAGCGGGCACGCAGTGCAGCAATAACAGGCGTCAGTTTCATCTGTGTCGTCGCTCCGGCTTCAGTGATTTACGCAATTCCCGCGCCAGAAAATAGCGTGTCCAGCTGCGGTTCTTTTCAAGCGTTTCCACCATGAAGTTATTACGTGGAGCCAGTCGCCAGCCGCTGCCACCGGATGCACCACGATGATGGCTGCGACGACGCTTTGCCCCTCGCCTCACGCCATAGAACAAAAAAGCCGGATAAAAATCACCGGTGATACGGCGGTTTCCCTCTCCATTACGCTGGTTAGGGGCTATACGTGCCATAAAACCAGGGCGATGTTTACTGGCTCTGGGTACCATGTAACCAATCGAACGAGCCAGGCGTCCGGTCTGATAACCGGGGTTTTCACCCGGTGCCGACCGCGCACGGCGCATCACCAGCCGACGGGCATCACGCATATGACGCTGACCAATCGTGACAAACGCCCGCCGGACACGGGCGCGGTTAAAGCGCATCTCCGCGGGCTGCTGAAAATCAACGTGCAAAAAGGAAGTCGTCATTGTTGCCTCCGTGACTCTGCCTACATTCGCCCAGCTCCGTACACTCCAGCAGCAGAAAGCGCCGCGCCCCGTTCAGATCGCGCTGACGTTTCACCCGGTACACACTGTCACCGCAGACCACCTCATAATCAGCGGTGATCCCCCGGCGATAACGAATGGTGATGTAATGGGTGATGGCGTCCCCTGTCTGCGCGGTTTCCTGCCAGGTGGTGGCACTGGTCTGGATAACCTTCGCCCATGTCCGGAACGTAACCGGGTATTGAGGCTCCACGCCAAAGTTATCCGCGGGCATATCCACCCGCAGGCGGATCAGGACGCGTTTATTCAGTTCACCGGGGTCCGGCAGAATGTAGGTTGCGCTGGTCTGCGCCTGACGAATTTTCATTGCGGAAAGTACCTGTACGGGCCGACAAGCCAGCCAAAACTCTGCGGCATGTCGAGTTTCTCCACTTCCGTAACCGACGAGCGGTTTTCGTAAAAATGGCTGATAAGCATCAGCATCCCCAGACGAATATCATCCGACAGGTGCAGCCCGTCCGGATCGCTGTCCGGAATGGTTTCATCCGGTGCATAGAGCTTCCGGTTCAGATACGTTTCCGTCCGCTTTTGTGCCGCACAGGCCAGCAGTTGCAGATGGCGGTCATCAGCATCGTAATCCTCATCCAGCCGGAGTTGGGCTTTAATCTCTTCCATTGTCAGAAGCATACTCAGCCCTCTTTACTGGTCGTGGCTTTTTTCTCTTTTGCCGCTTTACTGCTTTTTGCACTGATTCCGCGCTCTGCTAACCCGGCCTGAAGTGCAATCTCCTGCACCCGGGCAGGAAGCGCCCCGTCGTCATACTCACCGGCCCGAATGACCTCAACACGCATACCGTCCGGTGACCATTTCAGATCTTGTTTCAGGATCATGATTCTTCACCCGTCAGAACAGGGGGCGCGGTTCCGCGCCCCTGAGTGATTACGCCGCTGCAATCTTCAGCAGTTTGATGGCCTGCGAATCGACCAGCATCCCGCCGGTGCGCTTGGTGGTATAAAAACCGACAAACGGTTTATTGGTGTACGGGTCACGCAGAATGCGGGTGCCGATACGGTCAACGATGGTGTAACCCCGTTTGAAGTTACCAAATGCAATGGCTTTCGCATCAGCGGCGATATCCGGCATCTGTTCGTTTTCAGCGATACCGTAACCCGCCAGAGAGGACGGCTGCCCCAGCTCCAGCCCCGGACGCCACAGATAGTTACCCTCGCTGTCTTTCAGCAGACGGATGGCAAACAGGCTGTTGTTGTTCATCATGAACTTCGCGCCAGTGCGGTGTGCCTTACGCAGCGTGTAAATCAGTTTGATAATGGCGTCTGCGGTCACCCCCGTCGCTTCGCCGGATACAATATGCTGAAGTTTGCCGAACGCCCGGACCTTATCGGTTTCATCGGTGGATTCATACGCCAGGAACCCTTTCGGCTTCTTGGTACCATCGCCTGAGGTAAAGGCAATTTCTTCCTGTTCGGCAAATTCGGTTGCCAGCTCGCTGTTGATCCAGGCCTCCACGTTGAAGAAGGCATCGTCCAGCATTTTCTGGGTAGCCTGCGGGTTGCCGTAGATTTCCCCCATGAGAGGTTCAATCAGCTCCAGTCTGGAGGTGGCAGTCTGGGATCGCGTATCCGTTTCCCCCACCCATCCGGAAGCCGTACCGCCCAGATTCACCAGTTTTTTGTAGTCGGAACCGCCAACGGTGATCACCGTGGCTTCCTGACGCATCACCACTTCATCTTTCAGCAGGTTAAGAATGTTGCGATCCAGTGCTTCCGGCACGGCGTAGCCACCGTCTTCATTGGTGCCCACCTGCAATGCCTTACGCTCCAGATCGCGCAGACCGTCTTCACGGCCTTTACGCAGGAAGCCAACAAACGCCTCTTTATGCTCGGTGGCCAGTTTATTTTGCGCTCCACCTGCCGGACGTTTCAGCTCAAGCAGCTCTTTTTCAAGATCGCTTTTGAGGTTTTCCAGCTCGCTGAGTTTCCCGTTCAGGGTTTCCACCTGTCCGGCAAGTTTGCCTTTTTCCTGCTCAATCGCATCCACGCGCTTGTCGTTCTTTGCCTTGAAGTCGTCAAACTTCTGCTGCAGCTCCTGCGCGACCTGTTCCACATCTTTAATATCAACCGCCATCGTATTCCTCCTGATTAGAAGTTCAGATTTTTCAGTGCATTCAGTGCAGAGCCCACATCCTCAGCGTCGCGCAGGGACAGTGCGCCATAGCCCCCGGCCATGAATGCTTTGGCCTGGGTACGGGAGAGTCCGACATCACGCAGGACTCTTTCGATTTTTTTCTGTTCGGGGATTTCCCCGCGGGCCAGTGCGTTCTTGACGTCGCTGATCCGCGCCTCGTCGTTAGACGGGAACGTCACCAGGCTGACTTCCCAGAGGTCGATTTCTTTCAGCAGAAAGGCTTCTTTGCTCCGGTCGTATTCCCAGTCTTTCAGGACGTACCCAATAGAAAGGCCGGTTAACGAACCGGCCTTCATGTGTGCATGTGCGCGTTTTGCGAGGGGATCATCATCAATAAGCAACCGTCCCCTGACGTAAAGCCCGACATCGTCTTCCTTCATTTCGGTGTAAACACCGATGGGTTCATCCATGCGGTGCTGCCAGAGCAGCGCAGGTAACGCTTTTCTGTCACTCCACGCCCGCAGGGAAGCAGCAAATGCCCCGGACATCACCACATCATCGTGGCTGTCCTTTACACCAAAGACGGAGCCATACCCTTCAAACTCACCGGAGTCACTGACAGATTTCAGACTCAGCGGTACATCAAGACGTTGTTTCGTCTGCATTGGCGTTATCCTTCTGCTTACCGGCTTTACTGCCATCGGAGGGTTTCGTGGTCATGTTCATCGGTGTGAGATAGACATCCCCACCGGGACGCGGATTCATATCTTCCAGGTCGCGGCAGTCATTGGGAGAGTAAATTCCCCAGTTAATCCCGGTGGCGTAGGCTTCAAAACGGGACTTCATATCCCCGCGCAGTAACGCCCCGGCGTTAAATTTGGCGTAATAAACGCCCTGCTTACTTTTTCGTACCAGTCCGGTGTTGATCCGCTGCTCAATGCGGGTCAGATACGGCACCAGTGAATAGTTGATAAATCCCAGCCCCAGTTCTTCGATATTGTTGAAGGTGGCACGATCGGTGTTCTGCACCATGTGCAATGGCACACGGAACAGACGACAGATTTCTTCAAGCTGAAACTTGCGGGTTTCCAGGAACTGGCTGTCCTCGGCGTTCAGCGCCATCGACTTCCAGTCCAGCCCCATCTCAAGGATCATCGGGCGGTGAGCATTACCAAGCCCGGTGTGACGCTCCTCAAAATCTTTCTTCAGACGCTCATAAGCCTGATCCGACAGCGTCTGCTCTGTACGCAACACACCGGACGTCACCGCACCATTGCTGAACAGTCTGGCCCCGTGCTCTTCGGTCGCAGCTGCCAGCGATATTGCCTCGCGGGCATAGGCGATGGGATTCAGTCCCACCAGACCGTCCAGCGTCAGCGTGCGCACATGCCAGATATCTTCCTGGCTCAGTACATCCGTGGAGCCGTCCGGGAATGTGACCTGGTAAACCGGTTCCCAGCTACTGTTAAGCTTCGGTACCACACAACCGGGGTCGACGGGCAGCAGTTCAGCCACTTCGCCAAATGCTTTCACTTTGTAGGCGTAAAAGTTTCCCCGCAGGCACAGACAGGTGACCACCAGCTCCCAGAACTCCTGCGGCGTCATATAGCCATTGGGATGCGTGGAGATCAGCTTATGCAGACGTTCGCCGGTGGCTCTCTGTTTCAGGCTGCCGTTCAGGTGATACAGGTTGCAGGGCAACATCCCGACCGACTCCGCCAGCACCCTGACGCAGGAAAAAACCGCCGTCAGTCGCATGGCCCGCTGGCTGCTGATCTGCTTTCCGGTATAGGTGTCGTAGGACAGCCCGATAGCATCCGCCAGCTCTGCTGGCGTGGTCACCGGTGCGTCACTTTTTCGTTGAAATAATCCCGAAAAGAACACTATTTACCTCCGCCGACAGACGGCTGTGTACGGTCGAGATATCGCGCCACCAGCCACGACCAGAACAGGCACAGCGCCCCGGCAACAACAAACCCCGACGGGGGATAAATCAGCCAGGCACCATACGCCAGCAAAAGCGCACCCAGCACGCCCACCAGAGGCGCGAGAATCAGCATGATCATAATTACCTCAGTTAAAGCGAGCGGATCCCGTAGGACTCAATGTGATCAGACAGCGTGTCTTCTTTCTCGTACAGCATGGCTCTGCCAACCGCCATAATCAGCGCAACTGCACCATCAATTTTGTTTTCCGCCTGCTCCTTGACGGGCTTCACCACATCATCGTTACCCGGAATGGTTTTGCCGACCACGTTGCCGATACACCAGGTCATGATGGGATTGCCGTCATGATGAAAACGCCCCGATTCAATTGCCGCTTCCAGCTCTTTCATCGGGTCGGACATGTTGGTGTAGTTCTGAATGATGGTGATGGGGTTCAGATCTTCATCCGCAAGGTCATGCGACAGCCCGGTCGCCCCGAAGGGGTCGATGGGTGACTCACTGACCGGGCTGATTTTGTTCGCCGCTTTGGCCTCCTCGAGGATGTAGCGATAATCCACCTCCGCACCATCGGTAACGGTCAGAACGCCCATTTCCACCCATTTCTGAAAGCGCTCGGCTGTCCGGCGATCTTCATTTTTCTCGACGCTGTACACCGTGTCATACGGTACCCAGAAGCGCGGAGCCACACTGTAGTAATGCGTTTTACCGTCAATCTCGCGGGTATAAAGTCGCGCCATACTGTTCATATCCAGCTTACGCGCCAGGTCAAAGGCCAGAATGCACGGCTGCCCCTCAAACTGCTCAAGGGTCAGTGATTTATCCTCGCAGCTCTGCCAGCTCACCAGGTTGAAATACGCCGAACGCGCCGACACCCAGATATTGAGGTGTTTTGTTTTAAAGACGTTTGCCATACGGGCGTTATTTTTCGCACGCTGCTGCTGACTTAACAAAAACTCGCGATAAACCGACACACCGATATTCGGGTTAGCTTTTTCAAGTACCTGCGGGTCGGTCCAGTCGTCGCCTTCGTCAACGGTATAGATGATCCCGAACAGTTCATCGTTGGGCACCGAGCCGTTGAGCATCTCGATGACTTCCCGCCGTTTGTCGTAGCACGGCCCCTCAATGTTGTACCCGGCGGTGGTAATGGCCCACATCAGTGGCTGGCGTCGCGCCCCCATCCCGGTAAGCATCGTGGTGTAAAGCGCATCTGTGGCGTGCTCGTGATATTCATCCACCACGGCACAGTGGGGTGATGAACCATCACCGGGGTTACCGATCAGCGGTTCAAACCGCGCACCATCCTCCGGACGGTTCATGTTTGAGGCGTTAACCTCAATCCCGAACGCTTCCGTCAGCATGGGTGTGCGTTTACACATCAGTCGTGCCGGACGAAAGACTTCCCATGCCTGTTTCTCCGTCGTGGCACCGGAATACACTTCCGCACCGAACTCGTTATCACAGGCAAAACAATACAGGGCAACACCGGCAGAGATTGCCGATTTGCCGTTCTTACGGGGAATTTCGGTATACACCTCCCGGAAGCGGCGCAACCGGGTGCCTTTATTGACCCAGCCAAACGCACAGCAGATCACAAAGAGCTGCCACGGCTCCAGCGTGATGGGCATCCGTTTAAATGCCCACTCACCCTTGGTATGCGGCAACAGCTGAATAAATTTGGCGGCCCGTTCAGCCAGGTCCTTGTCGAAGCGGTAACGAAACGACTTACTTTTTTCCGCCATCAGGTCATCAAGATGGCGCTGGCAGGCCTGAATCACAAACTGGCAGGCCACAATCTTTCCGCGCACGACATCCCGGGCATACTGATTGGCAGCATTTACGTTGGGGTAAGATTTCCGGCTCATGATTCGATAATTTTCAGAAACGGGTTAGTGGCTTTCTTCTGCCCCGCCAGGCCAATCAGACGCTGGCGGCTGCTGGGGTCGAGTCCGAGCATTGCCCCCGTGCTGCTCATCTCGGACTCCTGTTCTTTTTTGGCTGTCAGCTCCGGATTTTTGACCCTGCCGCCCATTGCGCCGGTGATGGTGTTGCCCTGTATGGCAATATTTTTCACAGCACGTCGCCAGAACTCATAGGCCACACACCACCGCTCAAGTACCGCAAGGTCAGTCACGCACAGCAGGCCCTGACCGCAGAGTTCTTTGGTTGTCAGTTGCCACATGATCGTGGCGAGAGGGAGCTCTTCTTCAGCGAACCACTCCGGTGGCTCAACACCTTTGATGGGCGTAAAAACAGGTTCATCTTTGTTCAGGGCTCGCTTGCCGGGGTTTCCGGCCAGCGCCTTGCGCGCCGTTGGCTTGGGGCGACGCCCGGAACGCCCCGCCGTTCCAGCCATATGCGGCACTCCTGGTTAAATTTCATTTTTCGCGGGTATAAAAAAACGATGGGGCGGGCAGTCCGGAAGACGTCAGGTCACAGGGATTTAACCCGCCCCTCCCCCACAGACAGTTGAGAATTATTATCACTTTAACCGTTCACGGGCCGTCTTCGCCTTATGACACGGCCAGCACAGACTCTGCAGATTACTGTCTGCATCAGTGCCGCCATGCGCTTTAGGGATGATGTGGTCAACGGTTTTCGCCTCACGCACCACACCGGCACGCAGACATAACTGACACAGGCCTTTGTCACGCTTCAGTACACGTTCACGGATAGCATCCCATTTCGAACCGTAGCCGCGCTGATGACGGGATTGTCCTGGCTTGTATTGCTTCCAGCCTTCGCTTTTGTGGCTTTCGCAGTAGCCTGACGGGTCTGTGGTGGTATGGCGGCAGCCACGAACACGGCAGGCTTTTGGGATTCGTGATGGCATATGTACTCCAATGAAGAAGCCACCGACATAGCCTCCTCCATTCATCGTGAAACTATTTTCATCTACCCAGTAATGAATTCTTTGTAGAGTTGTGATCAATACAACTCACTAATGGAGAGGCTTGTCCAACACGTTGGACAAGTTTCCTGTTTGATTTACTGGACACTATAGAAGGACAGAATGCCTTCATCACTCGAATAACATCAATTAAGGAGGTTCAACATGTTTCATTCCACAAATCATCAGGCTGTAATTATGGCTGCATCAGCTTGTGCCACAGACCTTTTCCGCTTCACTTTAAGCCTGATTCATTTCTACCTGACCGGCTCGCCTCTATCTTTTTAATCCCCGCTTTATCCAAATTGCATTGCCAGAATGCCGACAACAGACTGACATTCAAATCCTGACTACCTCCAATAGTCTGACCGTACACCTATATAGTTTTAATTTTCATCAATCCATTTAACTATCGTTTAATTGTTGTCACATAGGATTCTGCCGTTTTTAACAATGCAGGATAATAAGATGAAAAAAATGTTGTTTTCTGCCGCTCTGGCAATGCTTATTACAGGATGTGCTCAACAGACGTTTACTGTTGGAAACAAACCGACAGCAGTAACACCAAAGGAAACCATCACCCATCATTTCTTCGTTTCGGGAATTGGACAGGAGAAAACTGTTGATGCAGCCAAAATTTGTGGCGGCGCAGAAAATGTGGTTAAAACAGAAACCCAGCAAACATTCGTAAATGGATTGCTCGGTTTTATTACTTTAGGCATTTATACTCCGCTGGAAGCACGTGTGTATTGCTCACAATAATTGCATGAGTTGCCCATCGATATGGGCAGCTCTATCTGCACTGCTCATTAATATACTTCTGGGTTCCTTCCAGTTGTTTTTGCATAGTGATCAGCCTCTCTCTGAGGGTGAAATAATCCCGTTCAGCGGTGTCTGCCAGTCGGGGGGAGGCTGCATTATCCATGCCGGAGGCGGTGGTGGCTTCACGCACTGACTGACAGACTGCTTTGATGTGCAACCGACGACGACCAGCGGCAACATCATCACGCAGAGCATCATTTTCAGCTTTCGCATCAGCTAACTCCTTCGTGTATTTTGCATCGAGCGCAGCAACATCACGCTGGCGCACCTGCATGTCAGTAATTGTCGAGTTCGCCAGCTTCAGTTCTCTGGCATTTTTGTCGCGCTGGGCTTTGTAGGTAATGGCGTTATCGCGGTAATGATTAACAGCCCATGACAAGCAGACGATGATGCAGATAACCAGAGCGGAGATAATCGCGGTTACTCTGCTCATACCTCAATCTCTCTGACCGTTCCGCCTGCTTCTTTGAATTTTGCAATCAGGCTGTCAGCCTTATGCTCGAACTGACCATAACCAGCGCCCGGCAGTGAAGCCCAGATATTGCTGCAACGGTCAATTGCCTGACGAATATCACCGCGATCAATCATCGGTAAAGCGCCACGCTCCTTAATCTGCTGCAATGCCACAGCGTCCTGGCTTTTCGGAGAGAAGTCTTTCAGAGCAAGCTGCTTACGATAAGCATCCCACCAGCGTGAAAGAAGCTGATAACGTCCGGCGGCTGTTGATTTTAGTTTTGGGTTTAGTGTGACAAGTTTGCGAGGATGATCGGAGTAATCAGTAAATAGCTCTCCGCCTACAATGACGTCATAACCATGATTTCTGGTTTTTTGCCGTCCGTTATCCGTTCCTTCTGACCATGCCACCATATCGAGGAAAGCTTTACGCTGGGAATTTAGTGCCTGCATAAATTACTCCTTCGAGCTACCAAACTTGTTACCGATTACTCTCATTGCCGCACCACGAATAGCATCGACCCCGATCAGCCCAACGCCGCCACCAATGGCAACAGAAAGAGATTTAGGCCATCCGACATACTCAAGAGCGGATGCAAAAGTCAGTGTCAGAGCGCCACAGAGAAAAATCTCGAGCGTTTTTCGCTTCCAGCCACCACCACCGCCAAAATAGGCAATGCGCAAGCCAGCCATAACGATCGACATAATTACTGCGCCCAGTGGTGTGTCTCCACGCCACCAGCTCTGGAACAACTCCAGCCAGGTATTTGGGTTATGAGGCATTTGTAGTTATCTCTCACCTCGCCGATAAAGGAGGTGCAAATTGAGGGTGTACCACGAACCGCAAATCAGAAGCGGAAACGTAAAAGAAGCCGAGCCAATGGATAACTGCGGGATAGGGCAGAAGCAATTAATCCCTAGGCCCAGAAACGACAAAACCCGCTCGACGGCGGGTTTAAGTTGTGTGGCGAAGTAACCACTCATAACAGATTACAATGGTTTCTGCGGACCGCGTGAGTGATTTTATTTAATTTTTAATGTAAATTTCAGTCCCTTTTGAGTGATTACATGGAGTACATAATGAAAGTGTTCATAAGTTGGTCTGGGCAAAGAAGTCAAGCTGTTGCAGAACTTATTAGCGACTGGCTGAAGTGTGTTATCCAAGCTTCGCAGCCATGGATTTCAACCAGAGATATTGATCGTGGCGCTATATGGTTCTCTGAAATTAATGATAAATTAAAAGATGTATCTGTCGGCATTGTATGTTTGACACAAGAAAATAAAAATAAACCATGGATTTTGTTTGAAACAGGAGCACTAGCAAAAGGACTTTCAACAAATAAAGTTTGTACATTCTTGATTGACTTAAAACCAGAAGATTTAAAAGATCCACTTGCTCAATTCAATCACACAACGCCAAATAAAGAGAGTGTTTGGGAATTAGTAAGGACAATAAACAATTGTCTTGTCGATAAATCTTTAGATGACCGTATTCTAAAGCAAGTTTTTAATACATACTGGGAGCAATTTGAAAAAAATTTTAAACGAGCTTTAGATCAATACCCTCCAACTGAAGAAGTAAAACCACGTACTGAACAAGATCTTTTATCTGAAATATTACAAAACACTCGTTCATTAAATCAAAGGATTAGAGTTCTTGAACGTGATGCTACTATCAACTCCATAAATAGCCATATGAATTTAACTCCTGTAGAACAGAAGGATGTTTGGTATCTACAAAAACAGATAGATGAAATTATAAAGAATGGATTGCTTGACGAGGATGAAATAATATCATTCTTAGACAAATATGACATTCCTGAAAAAATGATTAGGAACCAAATAAAATACACATTAAACCGACGATTATCTGAAAGTAATAAAAAAAAGAAATAACCTTCCCCCGTAAACATAAAGTTTACGGGGTTATTTTTATTATAACTCCATATCTAAATGAATATCGAGAGTAGAAAGGCAACCATCAATGAATCCCTCTGCTAACAATATTTCTATACGGATTAATTTCTCATCCTTTCCTTGTACTTTGGCAATCTTCCGCTTTGAAAACCCGTACAAATAATGCGCAACCAGTAGAGAATGCTCATAAGGTTTTCTTTTTTTTAGTTGCTCCAAGCAACTTTCAATAATTAGCGCATCATTATCTGAACAAGCTTGGCGTGCCTTACTGGTATAGGGAAGAAGTCCCTTAAACCCAGCAGCTATAGGCGAATAGTCCACTCCTGAGCTATCACTAGCTGCCCATGCCCCCCAACGTTCAAGGATGATCTGAATATCACGCATCAAATTTCTCCACAAAATCAGGCCAGCACGCCTATTTCCAGCGCACGATCGATAAAACGAAATATCAGCTCCAGCTGGGAGCCATACTTCTCTTCAAATGCCACGGTATCCGCATGCAGCTCGTCGTGATGCTTTCTGCACAAAGGCAACACAAAGAGGTCATGCGCTTTTGTACCCATTCCACCCTGACCGTGGCCTATCAGGTGGTGGGGATCATCAGCAGGCTTTCCACAACATGCACACGGCTGTGTCTTAACCCAGCGCGTGTACTTTTCATTAACCCAGCGGCGACATTTTGGGCGTAACATAAAAGACTCCGGCGACTCTGGATCCACTTTCAGCGCCAGCACCTTTTTCGCTTTATCCTGGATAATGCTGGTGGCAGGAACCGAAGGAACAAGGTCACTCTCCCGGGTGACAGACGGCACAACAGGCTTAGGTAATCTCAGTGCCTTACGGGCTGCACTTTCCGGTAAGGCATCAGCCAGGTCATTACGAACCAGCCACCAGCACAGTTCCGGCATTGTTACAACGTGACTATCATCAAAACCGAGATCACGGCGCACAACAGATAACACCCAGCGGGCACAGTTATCCGTTGCCATTGATTCCAGCCGTTCCGTGAACTGATCGCGCAGCTGGTTATCGCAGTGCCAGCACAGACGGATTGCGCCCGGCGCGTGTCGCATTGTGGTCATGTTCTCGCTGTGCCAGTCGGAATGAGGCCATTGGCAGCCTTTTTCACGAAGTAACCAGCTTTCAAGACATTCCACTCCACCAGCACGACGGATCACTGCCTCATTGCGGAACACGGCCCGAACGGCAGGATCATCCGCCAGCGGTTGTGATGCCGCCGGAACGGCACCACTGGCAAAAGATGAATAACGTTCCGGCTCAGGCTCCAGCAGGACACGCCCCTGCATAAACAGGGGCATCAGCTCTGAACCTGGTCTGAACAATACGATCCCCATACGCGGGGCAATTTCAGGGGTCAGTAGTGCTCTCACGGTCACCTCAATGAACGGTATCGAGCAGCTTTAACAGCTCAGGGAATCGGGATTCGAAAAAGTGCGGCTGCGTCTCGCGCGGATTTGCGGGACTGGTGATGTTCTTGCCGAACATGCAGCCTTTCGCTGTCAGCGACCAGAATTTTTTGATGTTGTTAATCGCGGTACGGCTGTATCGTTCGCGCTGCTCGACGATCCCCAGCTTCACCATCTGGTGATATGCCTGATTAGCCGTCAGGCGGATACCATACTGTTTCAGCAGTGCACTCAGTGACAGTGTCGGGCGACTTGAGCCATCGTGTGCATCAGCAGGAGCATCAATGGCATAGCGCGGTGCCAGATTCGGTAAGCCAACAGCCTCCTGAAGTTTCTGACAGGCTCCAAGCACTGAAGAGTTAGACAGATTTAACTCCCGGCGCATAAAGTCCAGCAGAATCACGCCAGCCTGCATCTTGTCAGCAGCCTGTCCGGATAATTTTTCAGGTGCGCTGGTTACCATGTCGAAAGTACGGATCACCTTCAGATGGAATGACGGGCTGATCCACATTGCATAGGCATACACCAGTTCTTTGCAGACATACGTCCCCTGGTTATTTCCGCCACGAATAACGTTAACTGGCTCTATATTGACCGAGTTGCAAATCTGCAACTCGCTTATTAAACGTTCAGTTTGCTCATTGCGGAGCCAGAATGCAGGCTTATGCTTATCCAGAGAACCGGCAGCCCTGTGCAGATCGTTCAGGCTGTAACGCCCATAAGCATCACGACGAACTTCAATACCATCAATGACCATCAGATTATTCATACTTCGTTTCTCCTCTTAATCAGGCGGCTGCACCCGCCGTTTTCTCGAACTTACTGATAGTGATCTCGACCTTCCCTTTCGGGATAACCGGTCCCCACTCAACCAGCATTCTTTTCACCTGACTGTCGTCTTCCCACACACCCGCGTGGGTCAGGGCGTCAAACAGCGCCTTGTTATAGTTGTCCAGATCGCGGATCCGGTTATCCGGAGGAAACAACACGATCTCCACTGCAGAAGGTGTCGACATTGGTTTCGGCAGACGACGTAACTGCTCAACTATTGCTGCGCACGCCGCGCTCTGGAATTTTCGCCCCGCCGCGCTTATCAGGCTCTTACCTGCAAACGCCCCTTTGTTGGGGTGTCGCCAGTACGTGTTCACGCTGGGCGGAAAAGGCAGGATCAGCTTCATGCTTTCAGGCCTCTCTCATGTAACCAGTGGGTTGCACGCAGCCTTGCGTTTTCCTCACCAGCAAGCAGTGAGCGGATAATCCCGACCGCCTCGCTGTCGTCGTCCTTCACCGCGGTATGAAGCGTTATCCCCCGGGCCACGCCACGCTTTATCGTGATGACACCTTTTTTCTCCAGTGCGCGAAGATGCTCCACCGCTGCATTCACTGAACGGTATCCCAGCATGGTTGCCACCTCCTGATTGGTTGGCGGGAAACCACGTTCTTTCTGATAAGAAATCAGCATATCCAGCACCTGCTGCTGGCATTGAGTTAACGTCGTCATGCCGCCATCTCCCTGACCAGTTTTTCCGCCTGCTGGCGAACCTGCGCCAGAAACGCCTCACCACATGCCTCAAGTTCATCGCGCCCGATGTAGCTGATTGCCGGTCCCTTCCAGGTCTTGTCAAAAACAGCAATAGCACCAGCGAAAAAAGCTCCTGTCGGTACCTGCTTCTCGTCTTTCGGGATAAACCAGACAGGCAGTTCAAAACCAATACGCCCGCGAATAAAAGCAATATGATCTGCATCTTCCGGCCACCACACTTCGCTGGTGGCAGCTTTGATCAGGAAAACATAGCGCCCGCCCTTATCACGCATGGCACTGGCATGTTTCATGATGTAACGCATGCCGGTGATGTATTGCCCCTCATGCTGACTGGCGCGGCTGTATGGGGGATTACCAAAGGCAGCACCTTTAAGCTCCGCAAGACGTTCTGACCAGTCATGCGCCAGCGCGTTGTCTTCCGCCGTGTAATACGCGGCACATTTGGCGTTATCACCGTCAGTGAACAGATCCAGAACAAACGGGCCAAACAGGGTGTTAATTCCCCAGAAAATGTTGTCCGGCGTGCGCCACTGATCGCCCACTTCCTTCAGTTCATGGGCTGGTTTGTTCCGCAGTTCCACCAGCGCCTGGCAATATTTATTACTCATTAAGCCCCCACGTAATTCCCTGACAGATACCACTCTTCACCCGATGCAGCGCGCTTGCTGCTTTTCCGTAAGCACCGCTCACGACGCGCCAGAAAATTGTTTCGTTCTGGCTGGGAGTGGCTTTCACGGAATGCCGCCATCCACACGGTTGCAGCACGACGGTATAAGCCCCTGGACTCCAGTTCTTCCGCCTGGCGGGTCAGGCACAAAATCACACGGGGATCGTTAGTGCCGACATAGAAATTGCGCACAGGTCTGGTTTCACGAACTGGTTGTGGTTCCGGTTCCTGCGCTCTCTCAGTCAGGCGCGGGAAATGTCTGCGTGTATCTCCTTCACAACGGTGAGCCACACGCCCACTCTGACGTAACTTGCTTGCTGACTGCAGAACGCGCTGCCGTGAGTAACCTGTAAAAGCATCCGCAATGTCTCCGGAAGTACACCCCGGATGGGCTTCAATGAATTTCTGAACGTCATTTAACAGACTCATGATCACCCCCTGAATCCTGCCGGGATCTGGCTGTAGTCCACGTTGTCGTAACTGGCTTTGAAGTACGGGTCTTCGCGTTTTTCGGTGTACGTGCTGACGGACGGCGATAAGCGCAGGGAAAGCTCATCCCATTTTTCCCGCAGCTTCGACGGGCTGAGCACGTTACGGCACCAGAACGGATCGCGGCTGACGCGGCTGTACATCTCGCAGATTTGTTTATGAGTACGACCATCCTGCACACACATTAGGCGAATTTCGTTTGCCCAGGCTGTCCAGTTCGGTTCTTTGGGACGAACCACCTCGCCGTCACATTCGGCGGCATGCTCGTACAGGGCGATGATTTTTTTCCAGAGCCACTGTGCGCAGGTCAAATCATCCTGCGTCCCCCACTGGCGCTTTTTAGGGCTGAATACAACCGCATCAGGATGGCGAGTTAAAAAATCCTGTTCAGCCTTCCGCGTGTCCGGTTGCGAAGCGTCCGGACGAGAAGTTTTTTTATCTGACGGATCATGTTTTGATTTTACTGACGGATCCCCGCCAGATTCTGACGGGTGAAAACCCGCTTTTTTGCCAGATTTCGACGCATCAAATTTTGACGGGTCAGATTTTGATGCGTCAGATTTTGACGGGTCAGAATCTGACAGTTGAGAAAAAGCCGCAGCCTGAAGCTTCGCAACGTTAAGCTGATAAACATTCGACGCATTGCGGTTACCCTGGCGACGCGCCTTACGCGTTAACCAGCCTTCTGCTTCCAGCCGTGCGATAGCCGTTCTGACGGTACTCATCCCCGCGCCAATCTGGCGGGCAATGGTTTCAATTGATGGCCAGCACACACCTTCGTCATTACTGAAATCAGCCAGGCGTGCCATAATTGCCACGCTGGATAATTTCATGCCTGACGCTGCGCAACCATCCCATACATAGCCGGTTAATTTAGTGCTCATGACCGACCTCTATTTCCCTGAATTTACGACGAAACTGTTCGAGCGGACTGAAGCATTCATGCTCATAGCCTTCGCGGAGGTAGATAACCCGTTGTGTTTCCGGCTCCCAACGAATGACTCTGACGGGCACTCCGTAGTGATCTTTGAACCAGCGGTTAACTTGTCGCAAAGGACTGTCTCCTTTTGCCGGTTAAAATCACCCACAGCCCACTCTGCAAAGCTGTGGGTTACAATTACCCTGCCACCTGGTACATTTACTGCATAGCAATACTCCACCTTCGCTTTTCCACCCGGTACAGGAAGCGCAATCAGTTGCGAGCGACGGTAGTGTGTTGTTAAACTATTCATGCGTTAGTTTCTCCACAGTCACGACACGCCACGCCACGGCGCCCGGAGCTGCACACTCGCGGGCGTCATTACTTTCTGAAATGCAAAAAATTTTGTAGACCAGTGCTGCATGCTCCTGCAGCTTCGAAATTGAGAGGTACAGCTCGTCGTTAATTGCTGTCTTCTCATGCGGTTCCACTACACCGTCTTCAATTGCTGAACGAATCTGTTTTGAATAACTGCCGATCTGTTCAATGACCTCCAGCAGGCGTTGGTTGATATCGGCGTTGTCCACATCCTCGACATCAGGAAGAGACACAAAGACGCCATTTGCAGACTGCGCCACAGCGTCAGCAATGAAGTGAGTTCCACCAGCACGTTGCAAAATCATTGCCCATCCCAGCGGGAAAATCTGATCGCCATCGGCACGAAGGCGGTTAAATAATGCGTTCTCTGTTACATCCAGCCAGTCAGCAGCTTCAGCGTAACCCCCCGGCAACGCTGCGATAGTTTTTCTGACAGCTTTCACGTACCACTCAGGCTGTTTTTCTACTTTCCAGTGATGCTTACCCACGGTTCACCTCCTGTTCCTGTGGTTTAAACCCATTCTGGTTTTGGCTAGATTGAAAACGTGCCGGATAAAGAATCTGCATTTCGCTGACTTCACCCTTAAAAAAATTGGCTAAACGTTCTGCAAGCTCGATAGATGGAATCTGCTCCAGCCTCTCAATACGACTCAACGTCGCTGGATTGACTTGAACACCCGCAGCAACATGCTGCAAAGTGAAACCATGCGCCTTACGCACATTTCGTAATGGTGATTGCATATAACCTCCAAATATTGCGCGCTATGCATGTTATTTCACGCAATTATTTTGCGCAAGTTGATTTGCTTATCACGCAATAAAGAAATGTAATAAACGCATGAACATAGGAAACCGAGTCAGACAACTTCGCCAAGCGAAGAACATGAAAATCGCCGATCTCGCTGAAGCAATAGGAGTAGATGCGGCGAACATCTCGCGCTTAGAAACGGGTAAGCAAAAACAATTTACCGAACAAACACTGAGTAATATTGCCAAGAGCTTAGGTGTTGATATTGCTGATCTCTTTACCTCTGCCCACAAAAGTAATACTGTATATAAAAACAGTAATAATGAGGATGTTGCGCAGGTGAAGGATGTGTTCCGTATTGAAATGCTGGATATCAGTGCCAGTGCGGGAAATGGCCTTATCCAGGGCGGTGATGTCATTGATGTGATTCATGCCATCGAATACAGAACTGATAATGCTGTATCAATGTTCGGCGGACGACCAGCCAATCACATCAAAGTTATCAACGTTCGTGGGGACAGTATGTGTCCAACCATTGAGCCAGGAGATCTCATCTTCGTTGATGTCAGCATCAATCAGTTTGATGGTGATGGTATATATGTCTTTGGTTTTGATGACAAAATATACGTTAAAAGACTTCAAATGATTCCTGACAAACTGCTGGTGATTTCTGATAACCAGATTTACCGTGAATGGGGAATTACTAGCGAAAACGAACACCGATTCATGGTCTTTGGAAAGGTCTTAATCAGTCAGTCGCAAACCCTTAAGAGACATAATTAACCTCAATATCCCATCCAACGGCCACCGAAAGGTGGCTTTTTATTACCTATAAATTTGCATACCCCGCAAATATTACTTGCATATCTCGCAATTTAATTTTATCTTTTGTTCCAGACCAACTACCGGATTACAACAAAATCTGGTTGCAACACGGTGCATGTGTCGTAAGCAGTCAGTAAATGTCAAAAACGAACAGGCAGGACGCCCACGAAGTAGCCGCCTGGGGCATATGAAGTCCAGGATGATTCGTTGAGTCATGTTGTGCCACCAGGCACTCATGTTAAAGCAGGTGTATGAAATGAAAGTCCAGATTTTAAACAATAACTGTGAAGTCGTTTGGTCATACGACATAGCCGCCCCTGTAGATCAGAGCGGCGATAGCTGGACCAATGGGAAACATCAGATTATGGCTGGAGTTGTGTTCTCTTTACGCCGTGCTTTGGAACAGGCTGAAGTATTTCCATCAGACCCTGAATGGAAATGGCCTTTTTCTATTTGTCCAAATTCGGAGAGCACATTTCAGAAAATTGGTCAGAAAGTCGCACTCGAAGAGCATCAGCCAACTGTTTCCTGATTTTTTCAGGTAACTCGTCGGCATCGCAGAAACAACAACGCTCGATCATGTTGAAAGCCGATTCGTAGAACTGTTTCTGCTGAGTGTCGCTGAGACAGGAAAAGAGCGACGTTACGATGATTTTATTAATTGCATTATCAAGTTCTTTTTCATCAAAAGTCATTTGATTTTCCTTTTATGTATACGGGCTTAAAAGGATACCACCGAGCCTGAAGTGGTGAAAAGACAGGCACATAACAGCTAAGTATTTTCAACCAGAGAGAATCCTTAGCGTTGTGGTGAATGCGGCTCAGCGCACGCGGGTTAAGGTTGAGGCTGACAGTCGACCTTCTGTGGATACCCACCCGTCTGGTGTGCAACCTTCGCCAGGCACCGGGAGGCACCCGGCACCACAACTTTATGCTGTGTGTAGTCCTGGCGGTACCAGTTTGTACCCTTGCTTCCGGCTGGTACCGTCCTTTTTACAAAACAGAGAAGAGCATCACCGGACGACGGGCTCATAACCCAATCCATCCGGGCGGCTGCCGCCGCAGGTGTTCTTCTCTGTTTTGTGGAGAAACTAATCGGCCTTGCAGGGTCGATATGATGAGGAGCAGCAAAATGGCTAGCGAACGCAGTACTGATGTGCAGGCATTTATCGGGGAGCTGGACGGCGGCGTATTTGAAACCAAAATCGGCGCAGTTCTCAGTGAAGTCGCTTCCGGTGTGATGAACACGAAAACCAAAGGTAAGGTCTCACTCAACCTGGAAATCGAACCATTTGATGAGAACCGTGTGAAAATCAAACACAAACTCTCATATGTTCGCCCGACTAACCGTGGGAAAATTTCCGAAGAAGACACCACCGAAACGCCGATGTATGTCAATCGCGGTGGTCGCCTGACTATTCTGCAGGAAGACCAGGGACAATTACTGACTCTTGCCGGTGAGCCTGACGGAAAACTCCGCGCAGCAGGTCATTAATATCATTCTTAATTAACTAATTATTTATCTCATCACTGAATATCTTAATATAGTGAGGACTTATTATGTCTCAGAACTTAGACGCAACCGCAATTAATCAAATCCATGCCCTTATTTCTGCTCAGGGTGTTAATGAAATTATCAGTAAGATTGGTGCCGATGCTGTGGCATTGCCTGAGAATTTCCGCATTCATGATCTGGAAAAATTTAATTTAAATCGCTTCCGTTTCCGTGGTGCGCTTTCCACTGCCAGCATCGATGACTTTACCCGTTATTCTAAAGATCTTGCAGATGAAGGCACCCGCTGCTTTATCGATGCTGATAATATGCGTGCCGTCAGTGTGCTTAACCTGGGTACTATTGATGAACCAGGTCACGCAGATAACACCGCCACTCTCAAACTGAAAAAGACAGCACCGTTCTCTGCCCTGTTGTCTGTTAACGGCGAGCGTAACTCACAGAAATCACTGGCAGAATGGATTGAAGACTGGGCCGACTACCTTGTGGGCTTTGATGCTAATGGTGACGCCATTCAGGCAACAAAAGCGGCTGCGGCAATCCGTAAAATCACGATTGAAGCAAACCAGACCGCTGATTTTGAAGATAATGACTTCAGCGGCAAACGCTCCCTGATGGAATCTGTCGAAGCGAAGACCAAAGACATTATGCCAGTGGCATTTGAATTTAAATGCGTTCCGTTTGAAGGTCTGAAAGAACGTCCGTTTAAATTACGCCTCAGCATTATCACTGGCGATCGTCCTGTACTGGTTCTGCGCATTATTCAGCTGGAAGCGGTGCAGGAAGATATGGCTAACGAATTTCGTGATCTGCTTGTTGAGAAATTCAAAGACAGCAAAGTAGAAACCTTTATTGGTACTTTCACCGCCTGATTTCATTACTGCAAATGCCCCTGCGGGGGCATTTATGGAAACGTAATTAACTCAATAATCACCGGATGGTGAGGGCTTCCTTTTACCCAAACTCAGCGCGGTGCAGCGCATATACGTGGAGAACAAAATGTCATTTATTAAAACTTTTTCCGGGAAGCATTTTTATTATGACAGGATAAATAAAGACGACATCGTGATTAACGATATCGCGGTTTCCCTTTCAAATATCTGCCGCTTTGCCGGTCATCTTTCTCACTTCTACAGTGTCGCCCAACATGCGGTGCTTTGCAGCCAGCTGGTGCCGCAGGAATTTGCTTTTGAAGCGTTAATGCATGATGCAACAGAAGCGTATTGCCAGGACATCCCCGCACCACTGAAACGCCTTCTTCCTGACTATAAACGGATGGAAGAAAAAATAGATGCAGTAATCCGTGAGAAATACGGGTTACCTCCTGTTATGAGCACGCCAGTGAAATATGCCGATCTCATTATGCTGGCAACCGAACGCCGTGATCTCGGGCTTGATGATGGCTCTTTCTGGCCTGTACTGGATGGCATCCCGGCAACAGAGATGTTCAACGTGATTCCACTGGCACCGGGTCATGCCTACGGGATGTTTATGGAACGTTTTAACGATTTATCGGAGTTACGCAAATGCGCATGAATGTTTTCGAAATGGAAGGGTTTCTTCGCGGGAAATGTGTACCGCGAGATCTGAAAGTGAACGAAACAAATGCTGAGTACCTGGTACGTAAATTCGACGCGCTTGAAGCTAAATGTGCGGCACTGGAAAACAAAATAATACCAGTGTCAGCTGAACTGCCACCAGCAAATGAAAGTGTTCTGTTATTTGATGCTAATGGAGAATGCTGGCTGATTGGCTGGCGTTCTCTCTGGTACACCTGGGGACAAAAAGAAACCAGAGAATGGCAGTGGACATTTCAGGTTGGGGACCTTGAAAACGTCAATATCACTCACTGGGCAGTAATGCCAAAAGCACCGGAGGCTGGAGCATAATGACCACATTTACCAATAAAGAACTGATTAAAGAAATCAAAGAACGAATCAGCAGCCTAGAGGTTCGAGACGATATTGAGCGCCGTGCTTATGAAATCGCACTCGTATCTCTGGAAGTAGAGCCAGATGAACGCGAAGCCTATGAATTATTCATGGAAAAGCGTTTCGGTGACTTAGTAGATCGTCGGAGATCAAAAAACGGCGATAACGAATACATGGCATGGGATATGACTCTCGGTTGGATCGTCTGGCAGCAACGAGCTGGTATCCATTTTTCAACAATGTCACAGCAAGAGGTGAAATAATGGAGCCATACAGCCTCACACTCGATGAGGCCTGTCATTTTCTCAAGATATCCAGACCGACTGCTATTAACTGGATACGCACAGGGCGTCTTCAGGCAACACGCAAAGATCCCACTAAGAATAAATCTCCTTACCTCACAACACGACAAGCCTGCATTGCGGCTCTTCAGTCTCCGCTGCATACTGTCCAGGTGAGCGCGGGTGATGGCATAACAGAGGAAAGAAAATGTCACTCTTCCGCAGAGGTGAAATATGGTACGCCAGTTTCACATTGCCGAACGGTAAAAGATTTAAACAGTCTCTTGGAACAAAGGACAAAAGGCAGGCGACAGAACTCCATGACAAGCTAAAGGCTGAAGCATGGCGGGTCAGCAAACTTGGTGAAATACCTGATATAACGTTCGAGGAAGCGTGTGTCAGGTGGCTTGAAGAGAAAGCACATAAAAAATCACTGGACGATGACAAAAGCCGGATCGGATTCTGGCTTCAACATTTCGCAGGAATGCAACTAAGAGACATTACTGAATCAAAAATTTATTCAGCAATGCAGAAAATGACGAACCGGCGTCATGAGGAAAACTGGAAACTCAGGGCAGAAGCATGCAGAAAAAAAGGGAAACCTGTTCCAGAATACACGCCAAAACCAGCGTCCGTTGCAACGAAGGCTACGCATCTTTCATTTATAAAGGCCCTACTAAGAGCCGCAGAGCGTGAATGGAAAATGCTGGATAAGGCACCAATTATTAAAGTGCCTCAACCAAAGAATAAACGGATCCGCTGGCTGGAGCCCCATGAAGCACAAAGGCTGATTGATGAATGTCCGGAGCCATTAAAGTCTGTTGTTGAATTTGCACTGGCAACAGGCTTAAGACGCTCGAACATCATCAACCTTGAATGGCAACAAATAGATATGCAGCGCCGGGTGGCATGGATAAACCCGGAAGAGAGTAAATCAAACCGCGCAATTGGCGTTGCGCTGAATGATACTGCATGTCGCGTATTGAAAAAACAAATCGGGAATCATCACCGTTGGGTATTTGTGTACAAGGAAAGCTGTACCAAACCAGACGGAACGAAAGCGCCAACAGTAAGGAAGATGCGGTATGACGCAAACACAGCCTGGAAAGCGGCGCTGAGACGGGCTGGTATTGATGATTTCAGATTTCACGACTTGAGACACACCTGGGCAAGTTGGCTGGTTCAAGCCGGAGTCCCGTTGTCAGTGTTACAGGAAATGGGAGGCTGGGAGTCTATCGAAATGGTTCGTCGATATGCTCACCTTGCACCTAATCACCTTACCGAACACGCACGGCAAATAGACTCGATCCTGAACCCATCGGTCCCAAATTTGTCCCAGTCAAAAAATAAGGAAGGTACTAATGATGTGTAACTTATTGATTTAAATGGTGCCGATAATAGGAGTCGAACCTACGACCTTCGCATTACGAATGCGCTGCTCTACCAACTGAGCTATATCGGCCCTGAAAGGACATGTTCACGAACGTGAATCACGGTGGACAAGGTTAAAACTAACCGGGCGATGCGTCAATGGCCTTGTGAATCAAATGGCTACTTTTGCATCACCCGGTTTTATTTACGCACGAATGGTGTAATCACCAATGCCGATCCACTTGTAAGTGGTCAGTGCTTCCAGCCCCATTGGGCCACGCGCGTGGAGTTTTTGTGTGCTTACCGCCACTTCCGCACCCAGACCAAACTGGCCGCCGTCGGTAAAACGCGTAGAGGCGTTAACGTAAACAGCGGACGAATCCACTTCGTTAACAAAACGCTGGGCGTTGCGCATATCGCGGGTCAGGATCGCATCGGAGTGTTGTGTGCCGTGTTCACGAATATGGGCGATGGCATCGTCAAGATCGCTGACGATTTTGACGTTCAAATCTAATGACAGAAACTCATCGTCATACTCTTCGGCTTTAACAGCAACCACCTTCGCAGGGCCTGCCTGCAACTGCGCCAGTGCAGCTGCATCTGCGTGTAATGTCACGCCGCTTTCCGCCATTTGTTTGCTTAATGCGGGCAGGAAGCTATCGGCGATGTTTTTATTCACCAGCAACGTTTCAACCGTATTACATGTGCTCGGACGCTGAGTTTTCGCGTTGACGATCACTTTTAATGCTTCAGCGATCTCTACACTTTCATCAACGTAAATATGGCATACGCCTATACCACCTGTGATCACCGGGATTGTCGACTGTTCACGGCACAGTTTATGCAAACCAGCGCCACCACGCGGGATCAGCATGTCGATGTATTTATCCATACGCAGCATTTCACTGACCAGCGCACGGTCAGGATTATCAATCGCCTGCACGGCACCCGCCGGTAAGCCGCAGGATTTCAGGGCGTCCTGAATCACCGCCACCGTTGCAGCGTTAGTGCGACACGTTTCTTTGCCACCGCGCAGGATCACTGCGTTACCGGTTTTCAGGCACAGCGAAGCGACATCAACCGTCACGTTCGGGCGCGCTTCATAAATCACGCCAATAACCCCCAGCGGTACGCGACGACGCTCAAGACGCAGGCCGCTGTCCAGTACGCCGCCATCGATTACCTGCCCCACCGGATCGGCGAGGTTGCACACCTGACGTACATCGTCGGCAATGCCTTTCAGCCGTGCGGGCGTCAGTGCCAGACGGTCAAGCATCGCTTCGCTAAGGCCATTGGCTCGCGCGTCAGCAACATCCTGGGCGTTAGCGTTGAGGATGATTTCGCTTTGTGCTTCCAGTTCATCGGCGATTTTTTCCAGCACGCGATTTTTTTCGCGGCTGGAGAGTTGCGCTAATTTATACGAGGCTTGCTTCGCGGCAATGCCCATTTGTTCCAGCAT